CCTTTCTTGTGCTCTGTTTGTTTTCCTGTTCCTTATGATCTTATTATAGTATATATGTACATATATATCAATATACAAAATATACAAAATGTACATATATATTTTAGTCATCTTGTATATATGAACGTATATTATCTATGTGGTATACTTTTACAAAAGGAGGTGCGCCATAATGCCATATAATGAAGCTCAGAAAAACGCAACTATTAAGTATATGAAGAAACTCAAACGAATCCCTCTCGATGTTCAGCCAGAGCAGTATGAAAAAATCAAAGAATATGCTGACAAAGAAGGAAAGGGAGTTAATACCATAATAAAAGAAATTGTATTTGAAAAAATTGGAATAAGCTCTTGACATATATGTACATATATAGTATAATAAAGACAGTTAAGAGAGGCAAGGCCTTAACGAATACGAGGAGGAAGGAACTTGAGCGAAGAGATGAGCGTATTTAAAAGTTACTTACGAAGACTGTTACAGGACTTAAAAGATTTGAAAGAAGCACTGAAAAACAAAGAGTACGAAAAAGCCGACACCATGGTTGACAAATTGATCGACGACACACAGAAAGGCATCGAGGACAACTAAAAAAAGTCCCAAACGGGACAAGGAAAAAGACAAGGGAGGGCGGGCTTGCCACCGCTCCCCCATCTACAAACAGTATAGCAGATGATTATGGAAATATCAATGGAGGATATCATGGAAGATACATTAAAATTAACCTTAGTATCAGGTAATGAATTGACACTTACTGCCGAATACAGCGAGATAATGGAACACGATATATCAGATGCAGACGGCCACCAGATAGACCTCGGAGTAAAACCAGTAACGCATGGATCACTTAGGGCTTACATCAACGGAAACTTAGTAGACTCTTGCTTTTCCCCTTCATCGTGGGCGCTCTATAATACTTGTAATGAAAAGGCACTAGCTGCTGGATGTACAAAAGGTATTATAGGAATAAAAGTAGCCTTAACAGAAGAAAACGCAAATCTGTACAAAGCATGGATTGACAATGTAATAGAGTCAGGAACGAGTCAAGAAGCACGCGAGTACCACGCAAATGAAGAAGCGAAAATAAAGGAAAGTAGAAAGGCCAGTGCGCTCCAGTACATTACACGTGCTGAAAAATACATAGCAAGTGGACAGAAACTCATGACCCTAAAAGAGTATAAAGCATGGGCTAAAAATTATAACAACGTCGTGAATGAAGGTGGAGAAGGATATATTCCTGATCTTCCAACAACAGAATCATATGAAGCGGCTAAGATGTATATTGAATCATTATAGCACAAAAAAGGACACTCAATGGGTGCCCTTTTATTTTACCTTATTTTTTCTGGTGCCATCAACGCCCACCCTAAGCAACGAGTGAAATCTCCTGACCATTCGAGAACTTTTGGCATGAATATACACGATGGTAATATAACATCAGCTACTACCGGCGCCGCTGGAAGTATTGGTGTTTCCTCATACAGTCCCTTATAATCATTAATGATGAGATTGGATACCTTCTTGCGTCCTTCTTCGCTGTTCGCTCCAACGGTCAGTAATAATGGAGTCTTCTTATCCGCCCATAAGGTCGCCGCATAGCAATCCAGTTCTGAAGTCAGCGTGATATATGTGCCGTCTATGACTTCGGGTCTCTCCCCGGCGGTGGCTTTTTTGATTATTTTTGCAATTTTAAAATATATGCTCTTGTCTACTTCTCCTGGATATGAAATCCGGTTATGAGAAGTATTAATAGTATAATGATTGATATATTCCATGACGCCTCCTCCCATATGTAATCATTGTAATGTATGGCCTGGAGAGTGTCAATAGGCGGCTTCGCATAGAACCGCCTGTTTATTTTGCCATCAACCACACAATCCCCGCGCCGATCAGCAGCACTGCCGCCACCTTCAGTGCACGAATTACCATCAGTTCATAGCGGATCCGCGGTACGATATTCTGCTTTTTCATTTCTTCTTTGATCCTGTCAAACTCTCCCATATCTACCACCCTTTCATATTACCAATTTAGCCCAGTTTGTTCCGATTGTCAATAGAACATTTTGTTCTAAGTATAATATGCTCAAAGGAGTGTACTTATATGAAATATGAGAGGCTGGAAGAATTAAGGGACATGAAAGACTGGAAGCAGACATATGTAGCCAAGTGCCTGAATATTGGACAACGCACATATTCACATTATGAAAATGGAACCCGGTCTATACCGACAGAAACGTTGTCGGCACTTGCTGATCTATATGCCACAAGCGTTGATTATTTGATTGGGCGGACTGATGAAAAGAAGCCCTATCCAAAAGGTAAGAAGAAGTAAGGCGGCCCAAACGGACCGCCCTTATTATATTACTCGACGTGCTGCACTTCGAGATTGCCCTGGCCGAGATTCTTCGTGACCATCAGCGCCCCGTACGTTGCCATATCCGCTTTGGACGGATTAAGCATGTACGCAAGGCCATCAATGACCGCATACCCCGTGACCATATTCCCGGCATCGTCCACATAAAACCACTTATTCTTATACTTCACCCAGCGCGCTTTCTGCAACTCGCCATTGATCGTAAAATGCCAGTTCCCGGCGCCGTCCTCGAAGCTCTTCACCTCGTCTGCCTGGCCACGGATCCGCAGGCAGAAGTCCGTCCATAACTCCGGACTATCCATCATCTTACGCGGGCACCACTTCCGTTTTGCATCGTAATGCCGGATCACCCGATCGGCAGGGATCCCCGTCTCCTGAATCAGGTGCCGTACCAGATCTATACAGTTAAGCCGCGCCTTGTCGTAGTTGCTGTCCGGATTAACGCAGATCTCGATATTGATCGTGTTGTTGTTATTGACTCCAGCCACCAGCGGTGTGCCGTACTGCTTGCCGACAGCCCATGCTCCGTCTGTATGGTTGAGTGTCTGGTAGATTGCTACATCATCAACGTAATAATGGACCGACGTAGCCAGATTGCCATTATTATGCGCCCTGGAATGAGCAGCAGCCCCGGCGCCACGGTTAAAATTGTCAGTCTCATGGATTACGATGTACTTTGGGTGATTCTGACTTGCATAGCAATTGATCTGTTTGATTTGTTTTGTGATAGGTACCATAGTTATCCTCCAATCAAAAAAGGCCCGGGATCTCTCCCAGGCCAGAAAAAGTTGTGATATTACAACCGTTGCGATATCGCAACAGCTTATTTCTCTCCAGTATCTGCCCCCGCGCTGATAAGCTTCTCCGTAATAGCCAGGCCCTTGATCAGGAACTCCGGAACATTGATACCATACTCCACCAGATTCTCTAGGATACTGCGGATCTCATTAACCAGCAGCGTAGCCAGAGTAAACCACCCGAGCAGCGCAAGAAAACTTAAATTGATGCCTAAAAGGTCCTGTCCCAGGTGGATAAACAATTCCGGAATCATGAATGCCACCAGAATAATAATCCAGTATCCGACTTTCTTGACAATCCCCACAATCCCGATGCTGCTCGACTCCTTATGTGTCTTCCTGGCCTTTGCCCAGCCCGTTATGTAATCTAAGATATTACAAAGCAGATACCCGGCAAAGACATACCAGTAAACGCCAAATAACGCAGTCAACAATGTTACAGCTGCTCCTACAGCAGCATTGTACTTATCGATAAATTTCATATATCTTCTTCTCGCTTTCTTCTATATTATTCTGCCGGCACTTCCGGCTCTGTCGGGATCTCCGGCTCAACCGCCGGCGGCGCGTACACCGTCTCAGCCAGTAATGCAAGCTCAGTCATCTGCTCTGCATCAATCATATCAAATGCAAAGTATACCCCCAGCTTGTCCGTGGCCTCCTCTTTGGTTGCATAGTACTTTTTTGTGATCAGGCTGCTCATCAACGTGTAAATCACTGTGTTACTCATAATCTCATACCTCCTGTAAAAGTTTAGTTGTCTGGTTATCTACAATAGCTGCCTGCGTCGCTGTCGGCAGGGCTGCTACTATTGCCGCTATCTGGTTGTCGGTGTACTGGCGGTTGGCCGTGTCGTGCTGCTCTATGGCCTTTTGGGTGTCCTGGACGTATTCCAGAGTTACCTCTGGTGCCGGTCCGCCCGCGGTGATCGTCAAGTGTGTTGTACCTGCGTAGGTCGTCAGGGCGTTGAGGGCCTGCTGAGTAGCGGCGGGGAGGGGTTCCCAGGTGGGCGCGTCTAAATAGGTTATAATCTCGAGGGGGGACTCTGCAAGATGGGCTTTCCAGTTTGCAAGACCTTTATCCTCCAATGTGTCATTGTAAAATTGATTATCAATCGCATACACAACCTTGTTGTTGGCTCCCAACCATATAGTATTTAGATTTTTGCCGCCAATTGTCATAACCCTTAACTGTTCACACAATCCCTCACGTTTGTTCATGGAAACAGGTAAGCATACGCTTTGAGTATAAAATGAAATGTATGAAGAATTACCATATATAACCCAATCTTCGCTCCCATCCAATGTCAATTTAGTGATCCACCGCTCAATCCCCCACACGCCGTCCCTACACATGATCCGGTCCCGGTACTCTCCGATCCCGCGCAATGGCTCGGTCAGGGTGATGGTGGCTGAGGTTGATTGGTAAGGCGCCCACGGGAGGGCGGAATCTCCAGCGTTAACCATAGGGCATACTACACCTGGTATAATTTGGGTATTAGCCTCTCCGTAAAATCCTATCCGCAAGACTACATTCTCATTATTTATTAATTTTTGCGTTATTTCTTTAGACGGCGTGGCTTTTGTATTAATCTCAAACACAACCTTTTTTTCTACAGTATCGTAAAGTGTAAAATAAAAATAAGGGTATGTTTTTTTACCTGACATGCAGTAATTACCTGCCCCTAATATTGTGAGTGTTTGATCTCTTGTAAACAGTATCGCCTGATTAATATAATCAGTTAATACGCCACTTCCTGATACAGTTATACTTCCGTCTCCGTTGTTGGTGACAGTTGCGCCCCAAGCGCTCATTGTCTTTATTTTTGACGCATTAAACAGATTCCCCCCCGTCGCCGTCACCTTCACCTCCTGCGGATACTCCACCGACGGGCTCGGCTTGCCTCCGGTGTACGGCTCCCATGGTAAGGCTGTGTCTCCGGCGTTGAGCATGGGTTTCAATGCGGCGACCTCAGAAGGTGTCACCGTTCCCGTGCTGATAATGTCCTGCGGGTAATCCGGGCTAGGGGAAGGAGCGCCGCCGGTGTATGGTTCCCAAGGGAGAGCGGTATCTCCGGCGTTAAGCATGGGGTAACAAATACTGTCTGCCGTTACCCCTGATAATACTTTTATTTCTGCACGCGCCCATACATCACGGTCAATTGTAACGGTCGCACCAGCAACAGGGCCTACCTTTGCCAGCTCACCAACAAACTGGCCGCCCTGTGCACTTATTTCAACAAGCTGAAAATACATTCTGCCCACAACCAGACCGGATAATCCCGACAGGATATAAGTCCCAGCCGGAAGCAGAATTTCCGCTACCGTAAATGCAATGGCAGATGTTGCGGTCCCCGTTATAGAAATGCCACCGTCCATCTGCGTTTTCACAGTAATGCCATTTTTAGTATCGTTGAATTGAGGCTGAGGCAACAGCTGCGCCCCCGTTGTCGTCGCCTGCTCGCTTTTACCAACCACGTCAAGCCCCAACACCGGAGCCGTCCATGCGTCCTCTACGGTTACGCCGCCCTCCCCCGTCACTGAATTGGTCAGGGCGTTGGCGTATCGGCTGTCAGACTCACGTTTTGAATATCCCACAAAGGCTGCCTTCTGCGCCTCGACATAATCCGTGACCTCCTGTTTAGTCTGTGCGGAGGCCGTCTCCGATGTCTTAGCATTAGTCTCACTGACTTTGGCTGCCGCCGCTGCATCAACCGCCGCCTGGATACTGCCAGCCGCATTCTCAGCCTGTCTTGCCGCATCTCTGGCAGAGTTACCCTGCTCCGTGGCGTACTGCGCAGCGATATCGGCCGTATCTGTTGACGCCTTAACGTCTCTCAGTGCGTCCTGCAACGACTGGAAATCATCTGAGGACTCCATACGGGCCTGATCCATTACAGCCTCGTAAACCACGACCGGGAACGACTGAGACTTAATGTCCCCATCTGATCCCAGAAAGTACAGCTCACCCAACTGTGTACCGGTTACTGCCGTCATCTGCTCGGTAATCGGTGTCAATACTGTATGCTCGTCAATCCGTGTACACGCGGCGTCTGCCAGTGTGCCGTCTGTCTTGCGGACATTAATATGTATCTGGCAGCCAAAGGGGATCGTCCATGGCTCACCACCCATCTTAAGCGTGATCCGTGCCTGCCGGCTGTTGGTATCATATTGCTTGACTCTCAGCGGCTCTTTTTTGGTATCTGCCGCCATATCAAGCGTATAGTTTTGGATTGTACCGTCCACGTTATCCCTCCTCTGTTACTGCCCGTAAGACCTCGTATTTCTCGGCGTCGGTCAGGTTCCGGTATCCCTTTAAAATTTCCTCGATGTCCTCGCCGCGCTCGTGCCTGATCTTAAGTGCATAGACCAAGATGTTTTTTGCCGCCGTACTAAGCATGGTACGCACCTCCAATCACATCAGCCAGGATCAGGGACATATCGTCGATCATGGCGCGCAGCTCCTTGACCTCCTCGTGCAGATCGACTCCGCCGCCGTCATACTGATAGACCGGCTGTGGGTTGCCTGGATTACTCACATCAATACTGGTGATCGTGGCTCCGTCCGGAATTGCAACGACGAGGCCGAGGACTCCGGCTGGGACAGTATCCTGACCGTGGATCACCGACCAGATTGTTCCGGTTGTGTCGTAGATTATTAATGATTTCATGATTATTTCCTCCTCTATCGCTCCATTGTTTCGTAACGGACTTCCGCAAATCTAGTATGGTTGGTCTTAATACCAGTGCTTGATCCATAATAAGCATCTGCCTCGATAATTAAATAATAACTTCCTGTGATATTGCTTACATCGAGTACCAATTGCGTACCTGCAACGGGGTGGTCAGACACACGCAAAACGAAGTTGTTCCAATTTTTACTCGCTGGTAATTCGTTTGCAATGCCAAAATATGTTGAGTAACTGCCAGCTGACCCCTCAATAAAGGGCAGATAGATAGTTCTCACATTGGTCAGGTTAAGCTTATAAGTTGTGCAAAGAAATGCTACGACATTGTTAGATCCACTGCTGGTTCCTCCTTCCCATGAACCGGGATTCATTTTAATATCCATATATCCCTGTTGTCTGGACAGTGTACCCGGATTAGGTTTCTGATCGCTGGGGAGAATCCATTTCCAGCCACCCGTAACTCCCGTCATCTCGTTCGGCGCCTGGTAGTAATAACCCGTAATATCCGAATAGACGTATGTCCCGTCCACGTAGTTGCCGCCGATCCAATACCGGTACCCCTTTTTAATCACACTCGCCGGAGGGAGCGGTACAGCCGCTATTTCCACGTTACCGGTCATGCGCTTCCATGCGCTCCATACTGTCTGAGCATAGGTCTGCGGCGTGATCGTCACCCCCGCCATGGACTGGATCTTGCCCTGTACGCCAAGGTAATTGGCGCTGTCCAGCATATAATCTCCGTTGATCCCCGCAGCTGATGCGGCAGACGCCTGCGGAATACTCACCTCCGGATATCCTGACGATGCATTATCCACATGGGCGCCGTAACTCATGCGGGCATACAAAGCAGCCCCTGATTTAACGACCGACTTTGCCGGATCCACACTTGCAATCCGTGGCATAGTCCCCGCAAACTCCACACCGCTGTCATTTGTTGCGGTTTTCCCCTGCAGTACGTCCGCAGGCTGCGCGTTCCCGGATCCCAGCACAATCTTTTTAATGTTCTCGGCCATCTGATGAAAGGTTGCTGTTGCCGCCGTTGCCACACGCTTCAGAGTGATGGCGGCGGCTATCTCGGCTTTTCCATCACTCACAGATTTTTTTACTTCATTAATCTCCGTCCCGATCTCGTTAAGTTCCTTCGCCCCGAACGAATCCCCCCGCTGGGTATACTCCGTTGCGTCCTCCGGTGTTACCGTCCCGTCGCTGTTCTCGGTCAGACGGATCTTGCGCTGGGTGAATATATCGTCTTTCCAGTCTGTTTTCAAAGTCTTAAACCTCCTAATCTAAATGACAACCGCCGCTTTCCCTCCTCCTGGCCCCTCAGGTTGTTGTAGATCAGCAGCGTGGCTGATTCCAGGCGGTTGAGCTCCTGCCAGTCGATGGCTGGAGCATTACCGTAATACGTCCGGCGCTGTCCCGTTGCAAAGGGATAGGTATGGTTCCGGATTGTCTCCAGATTCTCCTCCAAGCGGTTGATCTCGGACGGATAAGGCCAGAGACTATACTTGTCTTTGTCCGGATCCACAGTGATGTTAAACTCACGGTACAGCTGTCCGGCCAGATCCCGAAGGTACGCCAGGTTGTTTTTAATCCGGTTGTAGTCTACGTAATTGATCCGGTCAGTCTTAACCCAATTGGTTTTAGGTGTTACCCACGCCATTAACAGCCCTCCTTGCTTTCACGGTACCGGATACGGCGCCGCCATCGTAATTGATCGTATGCTCCCCGATGTTGACCTGAAGCTTATCCACATATTGGTTCTGGAGGAATACGATATCCCCAGGATCCAGCCGAAAATCCCCACGGTAGCTGATCTCATAGTTGATGTTGTTGTTGAGATAATTGCCAATCCACTCCGCAACCAGCTGCGCGTGGGCTGCATCGTGGATAAGAGGATTGGTCCAGGTCTTACTCTGGCCGGACGGGTTAAGCCTCAGCACATAGTCAGATGGTGTCTGGAGGTATTCGCAGCCGGTGATTATCAGCTCCACGGATCCGGTAATACTGCTTAGATCCACGATCACCTCATAGGCCGTAGACTCCACAATAGATCCAATATTAACTGCATATCCATGGCTTGCATTAAGCATTGTAGCCACGTACCGGACGCCGCCCTGCACCACGTCCTTAAATAGTTCTTTGCGGTCTGATCCTCCATAATAGTTGGTCATCTGCACCCGCAGATCCCTGTACCTATCGACCTGGATCCCGACAGGAGTCTTCTTCATGTTGTGATAGTTAAGTTCATAATCGCTCACGTCTCCAAACTTAACATAGTTGACGATTACATCGTTGTTGGACTGCGCCTGGATAAACTCAAAGGTCATCGTGTCAAACTCCGGAAACTCATGCTCCATCGTCAACTTATTCCCGGTTACCTCCTGCGTATAGCTCTCCTGCAGTGCGCCGCCCTTGTAGGTGTGTATCACCATGATCTCCGGGTGATTGCCGCCAAACTCCATGGACAGGCCGTAATACTTCATGGCCGCTTCCAGCCGGATTGACAGCTTTGGAGGATCCACAAATCTCCCGTCAGCCCCGGATACCTGGCGGCTGATGAATCCAGTATTTAAGTAGTTGCCTCCGTCCTCCGGCAGGAAATACATGCTGCCATCTGCCGCCCAGTAATCCTGTGTGTACCTGGCGTAATCGTACTTAACGCTCGGCAGTACAACCTCTTTTAGATGCGAGTATTCCATGGCATCGTCCGACGTCACCGTCATACGCTCCGGAGATATGACTGTCGCAAAAGCTGCCTTAATTCGGATCATGCCCTGCCGGTCCTGATATAAGATACAGCGCCCGGCATTGGCAATAATCTGCAGGGCCTCCGCATGGGTGACAGCGGGCATTGGATTGGCCACTGTTACCTTTTGCAGATACTCGTCAAGCACGTAATCCCGCGGATCTACATCAGCATCTGCCAGTACATCGACGGCCAGGTCGTACAGCGTTGTGGCGCCGTATCTGCCCCGATAGTATGTCTCGTTGAGATTGGCAATTGCATCACGGGCGCCGAAGCTCATGCGGTCGTCATCGGCCTTCCACGTGTCCAGATAGAGCTTCGCGCCGTCCAACCACTCAATGGAGCCGTCCGCCAGTGTCACGCCGTACTTGATCTCGACCTCCTGGCCGATCTCCAGATAATATAGAGCGCTATCGCGGTTCTCGGTGTCAAACTTCCGGCCTTTATTCTCGACGGTCAGTGATAAGTCAATGGTCGGCAGCTCCTCGGATATCTGAGACAGATACTCCTTTTTACTGCTGGCCGTTATCTGCCGGCTCTTAAAATAGATACCCACACCCATGGATATTTTAAAAATCCGAAGTCGCCCCTGGCCGTTAATCATGGCATGAGGAACGATCCGGATGTAAGATGCGTCCTCAAAAATCTCCTCGGTTATGTACACCCGGCTGGCGTTATCCGTGACATTCAGCGTCTTGTGATCCGACACGATGTCAAAATCAACCGGGAAGTAATCCGAGAAGTCTATGGTGAGGCCTCGGATATCATAGGGGCCGTCATAGTAGTCGATCTGGATCGCGCCCAACAGCTCCCGGCTCACCGCTCCCTGATTGAAATAGGGGCTGCCGTCCTCCGGAAGGAACAGCATAGATCCATCAGCCCGCCAGAAGTCCTGTTCATAGGTGGCGTACATGTATTCCGGCTCGTAATTGTCCAGAAGCTTCCGGGTATTCGAGAACTCTGTGCACTGGCCCGGATCCACCGCCGAGTTATTTTGCGCTGCCTGGTTGATAACGCCGATGGTGACGTCCATGTACATCTGCGCGCGGGTCTGTTTGGTCTGTGCCTCTTTGTAGGCTCTGCTTACTGTCTGCATCAGTCAATCACCCCACAATCCACCAGGTTGACCTTGCACACCTTATACCGGGTAGGCCGGCCGTCGCTGTCGTACTCACACGGCGTCCCGGTCCGGTTGCCTGGGTACATCTGGATTGTAATCCAGCCATCGTGTACCATGTCGGGGATCCGGGCCGTCACTACAAACTCAGAAAAAGCCTGGAGCATCGAAGCCCAGGTCGTTGCGTCCAGGTAGGACCATTGCAGGTTATCTACCTTGTACTGATCCCGGCCGACGCGGTCCCCGATGAACTCACCGAGGGCATTTTTCCCGTCACTTACATTCGTGGCAATGATCAGATCGGCCATGTTGTCGGGAGGCGGAAACTCCCGACCGTTGATTGTAATAAAAGCCATGTCTCCACCTCCTTATCCGAACGAAAATCCAGACCGTTTTTCGAGATCTTTAAGTTTCTGCCGGAGCTCCCGGATATCTATGTTGACTATCAAATCAAAGTTCTCGATCAACTCGATAATCTTTTTGAGTAAGTCGATCATAATGATTAAGTACTGCTCGCTCATGCCGTCCGGTCTGGCTGCCATAGCCACGGCCTTATCAACCATGGCCTGCATCTTGTCCTCCGGTGCTACGATCTCGCCATAATGCCGGTTGTCACCGATCATGGCAAGCTGGGGCTGATTTGCTCCGACGTAGCCGCCTTGAGCGAGACGTTTAAGTTTAATTTGTGGAATCATCGGTACGCTGATATCAAAACCAATTAAATCCCCTACAGCACTCGCAATGTCGTCTAATCCATGCAGAACTGTGTTTATACCATCTCTAACAAAATTCATTGCATTTTCTAACAACTCGACGACTCCGTTAAAGACTCCCCGGAAGACTTCCTTAACCCCATTCCATGCACTTGTCCAACCTTCCGTAAAATCCTTGTTGATAAAATCAATCAGACCATTAAATACAGTCTGCACATTACTTGTCACCGATTCAAACGTCGTCTTAAACCACTCCGGCGACTTCTCAAAAGCTTTCTGCACATCAACATACCGATCGCTAAACCACCCGCCGATCGGCGATACTACTGTGGTCAGATTGTCATATGCATTCTGGAACGTTGTCTGAAACCATGTCGGCGTATCTTTAAAAGCGTTCTGCACGTCCTGATACCGGCTTGTAAACCAACCGCCAATGGGCTGAATGACTCCGGTCAGTTTCTTATAGGCATCGTTAAAAGTATTTTTAAACCATGTTGGCGAATTTTTAAACGCCGTGGTGACGTCTGTGTATCGCTCGCTGAACCAGGAACCTATTGACTGGAATGACTCTGACACCTTCGTTCTGGCTGAGGTAAATTTCTCACTAAACCAGGAAGGAACTCCAGCCAAAGCCGTCTTGACCTCTCCCCACTTTCCACCAAACCAGTCGCCGATTCCAGAGAAAATATTCTGTACTCCCTCATACCCAGACCGGAATAACTCTGTTAGCTGTCCCGGCAGATCCTGGATACTCTCGATCAGGCCAGACCAACCTCCGACTATGCCGTTTATCAGCCCCTTAATCAGGTACTCTCCGATTTCCGCAAATACAGTAGATGGCGAATGGATTCCAAAGAAATCCTTTACGGAAGTAAGAAAACTGTTAAATGCCTCCCTTACTCCTGCCATGATATCTCTGGACTTAATGCCTTCGATAATTCCATCTACCATCGCTTTTCCCAGGTCCATCATCGGCTTCAGCGGGTTGAATCTGCTTATGCCCCCCATCAAACTATCAAAGATTTCTTTAGGGTTCAGCTGACTGGTTCCTGACAAGACATCATTCACAGTCTTCAGCGCATCGCTAATACCGCGCAAATCATCGACCAGTGCGGATCCCATCCATTTGCTAATCGGTTCCAGAAAATTCTTCCAGAGCCATTCTCCAGCTGGCTTTAAGCTGTCGAGTATGGAATTCAACAACCCAAGTGCTTCGGTAATCCCATCAAGCGCTGCTGGTATTGCTTCTTCCAACGCCCACTTTCCCAATGGCTGCAGCACATTTTTAAACAGCCATTCCAGCCCCGCACCCAGTTTGTCTCCCAGTGGCTTAAGGGCCTCTGACATACGTTCAAACGCCGACATGATTGGAGTAAAATCAAGCGTTGAAGACCAGTCCGCCAACGACGAGGTAATCCGCTCAATGGATCCCAGCAGGCCGTCAATGATATCTGCAAGGTTCTGCAGCGTGTCCGTGCCGGTGTTATCCAGCTCCCAGGCTTTCCGAAAATTCTCACGGATATGAGAAATTGTCTCGTTGATGTTCGTAAAGCTATCGAGGATATGTCCTATCACGGATTCCCCGGTCCCGCTGTTCCAGACATCGCGGAGCGATTCCCCTATCGTGTGAATCAACTCCAGCCACGAGTTAAGTCGGTCAAATATACTCTGGATTACGGCATCACCCCGGCCGCCCTCTTCCCATGCCCGCTTAAATGCTCCGGCTATGTCACCCACCATGTTAAACACCAGGGTAACAAGCCTTAAGATATTGGTACAGGTTCGCTCACCTGTTCCGTTTGTCCAGACTTCAAGGAAGCTTCTTCCCATAGCCTGAGTAAGTCCAATCACGTTACTGAAAGCATACTGAGCCGCGTTGATAGTATTTTGCCCTTCAGCCTCCCATGAGTCCCGCAAGGGCTTAAAAAGCTGGCCCAAAACACTCTTGACTTTTTCGGCCATGGTGTCGATCAGCCCCATCTGGGTTGTGTCAATGTCTGGCGCTGTAATCTCAGGTGCTTCGCCGCCTCCACCGCCTCCAGAATCATCTTTGTTGGCCTGAAGGATATTTAACTCATCAATCCCCGTTGTAAGACCTTTGGCGTCCTTTGCGGCTTTCTTCGCACTGTCTCCATATGCTCCCATAGCCGTTTTGGCAGCTACAAGGCTTTTCGTAGCCTCCACACTACCGCTTAATGTCTTCCCAAACAGCAGGCTTACGAACGCTGCTATGTATCCAGTGACTCTTGCCAGAGCCGACATGAGCGCGTTTAGCGCCGGCATGACCGCCTGATAGATCGGTGTAAATGCCACATTAAGGTTAGAGCGGATCTGACTCAGCGACGCCTTAAACTGCTCATTCGCATTCATAGATGCAAACAGCGATTTTGCCATCCCACGCAACGCGCTCATGATGATCGGGATGATAATCTGATAACGAAGCATGGTTGTCAGCATACGGTGTATTCCGCCCTGTGCTGACTGCGACTGATTTCCCGCTTTCTTTGCCCGGATCCCGAACAGCGTCATAGCAGTACCGGCCTTCACTATTTTGGGAAGGCCATTCCCAATTGTCCGGAACAGCCTCCCAATAGCAGAAGCTGCGCTTTTTGCACCAGATACAAGACCGCTTCCTATGGTTTTCAACAGGCTGGCAACTCCCGATTTAACGGCCTGGATACCAGACAATGCCTGACCTCTTCCGACCATAGAAAGAGCCTGATTGATCTGCTCTGCCGATGCCATAGTCCGCATCTTTGCGTAATCAAGCGCTCCGTTCATATCCGTAAGACCTGATATATTTGGTGCTGCATTCACCCGTTTTGGTGCCTGAACCGGAGCTGTTGCCGGTGCCTGGAGTAAGGCTGCTTTCTTTTCCAGAGCATCGTACTGGAATCCGAGATCCTGCAATTTTCCTTTCAGGGAGATGATGGATCCTTCTGTCTTTATGATCTGCTCCTGGATCCGGTTCTTTTTGGCTTCATTAAAAGTCCGCTCATAAGCCGCTTTCAGCTCTGCCAGCTTCGCCTCCTGCAGGTCGATTTGTTTCCCGATATTCATGGTCACCTGGTCGATCTGCTCCATTTGGGCTTCCAGCATGTCCTTACTGTACTCAATCTTTACAGCCGGTGCCTTAACCTTGACAACGGGCGGCGCCCTGGGCTGTGACAGTCTGGACTTCGAGTCTGCCGTGTCTGTCGGCTCTTCGGTCTGGCTGTATGGATTCAGCACATTCGTGATCCGCGCCATAGCCCGGTCGATCATAGCATTCAAGTGCTCGCCGATAATATCGATATTCATTTTGGCCGACTCCGTGCATCGCTTAAGAGCTGCATCGATCACGCGGCTGATATTCTGCATGAGCGCTTCGATCTCCTGGTGCATACCCTGGACAACCTTTTCTGCATCCATAGCTCCAGAGGCTTTTTTCAATGACTTCTCAATCTGGCTGCCGATTTTTCCAGCAATTGCATTAAGCTGACCGTCTATGTCGGACTGCAATTCCAGGTCAAGACTAATCTTGCCTACGCTGTCGTTTGCCACGTTATTCCCTCCTTTCCTGCATCAAAAAAGGCGTCCTATCCGAACGCCTGTGCCAGAATCTCTTGCAGTTCCCTGGCTTTTTCTATCTTCTCATTTTCTGTGAGTTTATCCATGGGATTGTGGCTTGCCCTCCACTCATCACGGATCCGGTGCTGCTCCTTAGAGAAATGCTTCAGCACTTCTTTATCTTCCTCACTTCGGATCCCGACCACGGTACCGAGAGGAGTCTTAGGCATAATCCCGGACAACAACACACAGAATTCTTTCCAGTCCATTTCTGTCTGGGACAGTCGGATATTGTACTGCATGGCAAAAGATGCTTCGATCAGTTCCCAGTCCTCAAACAGGTCATACCAGTACTCATTAGCGTTTGCTTTTTTTCTGGTTTTTCTCTACCTCTTCCACTTCCTCCAGAGAGACATCTGCAATAGCTGCCATGATTACATTTACAATCAGGGCGATGCTCGCCACGGCCATGTCCTGCTCCGTGATGTAATCCAGTGCATCCTTTCCGAGAGCTGCCTTTATGACTTCGTCCATTCTCTCGAATTCGTCTTTGTCTTTGTCCTGTGACACGGCGTTAATGTACAGGACCGCGCTCTTGCCAGTATTGATCTTGTAGACGTGATCCTCATCAATCTTTACCGTCGGTTTCTCGTTACCGTTTTTCATGCGTTCTGCAATGTCGTATGCTCTTCCCATTTTCTTTCTCCTCCTTATGCTGCCGCGCCCGCCGTGTAGACCGGGCGGCCATCTCCTGCCATGTCAAACTCCAGTGGGGCTACATTGGTCGATTCTCCGCCGTTAATGGACTTCACATCCAAAACACAATCAAATGCCAGTTTCGCTCCGTCTGGAAATTCAATTTCTGCCTTCGTGCTGCAATCCAAACCATCTTTCCACGCGGTCCCTGCCACGTAATCATTTCCGGGATCCCCAATATTCCGCTTTCCTTTTAAGCTGACGCTGAACTTCTTTGCAGTCATTAATGCCCTCGCCCAACCGCGCGTATCCATTGGATTCCAGTTCTCCACACCGCCGTCAATTGTTATCTCAAAGCTCTCCATATCAGCAACTTCGACCATGTCAGCATCTGTGCTTTCTTTCCCATTTTTACCAATTTTAAAAACCAAATTGTAAACCGGGAATACGCCTAAACTCTTAGCCATAACCTTACCTCTCTTTCCTGTAATAAATTACAAAGTTGATTACATATTCATAGATTCCTTTTTCGTCGGTCCCTACACTGACCGGCGCGTCTGTCCGCATGTCAAACTTTACTATCTGACAGCCTCCAATCACACCGATCTGGCCGTATAAAACGTCGTAGATCTCCTGCGCTTTAGCCTCGGCCTGTACCGCATCAGCTCCCCAGTGGATCAGGATTGATACAGCTTTTGTATCATAGGACCGATTTTTCAAGCCGCCGATCGGAATCGGCCGTATTGGTCCCTGGGTGGAATAAACACCAATGCACTGCTTGTCATTACCGTTGATCTTCCCCACATACCATCTGGGAGACTCCGTGACAGTCTTCAGCCAGTCCTTTACCTCTTCCAGTGTCATTTTACCAGTCCTCCCGCATTCTCCTTCAGCCTGGCTTGAAACGCCTTCCGGAAGAAGTCTTTCTTCGTTCCATCAATGTAAGGCTGCATCCATAGTCCGCCAGCGTTCGGATTCTTATCTTTCCGGAAATTGTATTCCGGGTGCCAGTATAGGCGCCGGGCGTAGGGTGTATCATATATGATCTGATACCGTGACTTTGATACTCTGACAAATCCGCTACGCTCCAGCTCTCCTGTATTTTTTGGTACCGTCTGGCTGGCATCAATATCACTCTTGACGGCCTCTGCGGCCTGCTCTGCCGACAGCGTGACCGCATTAACCAACCGCCTGATCTTGTCCTGATACAGCTCCACCTTGACATTAACTTTCATACCAGCCTCAATTCCGTATAGTTGACAGTACCGTCCGGATTCCTGGCCTTGATCCCCTGCATAATGGCACGTTCTGCCCCGAAGATCGTTGCCGTGCCACTGCTGATTACCGGCAGTTCCGGGCAGATATCGCCAGGAAACATGGCAATCCCAGACAGGCGGACGAGCTTCTGGTCCGTGTCCATGGTCATCTTGGCACTGTCCTGGTAGTTGCATTTCAAGTCAAGCTCTACCGCTACCATGGGGCCGCCCGATTCTGACAGCCCTTCATGATGCAGCTCAATGTGTATATCCGTCCTGCAAAGCTGTTTCGGGACTAAACATGGGTATTTCATGGTCTCACCTCGCTAACCGGCAGCACAAGCCTGTCTGGGACAGTAGAGCGTATGTATCCTTCTTCATCGCCACGCCCTTGTCCGCATAGACATTCCAGGACTGCGTGAACTGCATTGATGTCCCATTAATGCTGTAGCTGCTCAATACGGTTTCAATAACTTCCTCGTTTTCATACTCAAAATCCGCCTGGAGGCATACAACTTCCTGAATTACCTCCTGCTGGAAGGGCGTCAGGCCAGAAATACCCCGACTGGCAATCCGGTTGTAGGTAAGGGAATCTATATGCCTGCTGGCCTTCCTGAGCCGCTGATTGATGTCCACGCATTCCTGCATGACGGATCCCTCATAAACATCAAAATAATACTCCGATGTGACATATGGTTCGTAGGCCATATTACTCACCGGCTTTCTTGCTTGCCGCCTTTTTCTTCTCTGGATCCTCTCCTGTTTCTTCTTTTGGTGGCTCTTCAATTTCGTATCCATGATTCCTGAACCACTCCAGCAGATGCGGATCCTCAGTCTCGCCCACGCCATTGCAGAATGCTACGCTGGCCGAGACCCCTGTGTAATTCTTGTTCGGTGCATGTACCTTCATGAATTGTCCTCCTTATTTCACTTTAATATTCCGGAATACTCCGGCAGCCTTAGAGGCTTTCAGCGCAATCGCTGCGTTCATCTCGACTTCACCGGTCTTTACCGCTCCAGATGTCGAGAAATCAGGCAGCCAGGTCTGTACAGGGGCCATACCTGCAAAAGATACGCCATGCAAGCCGTCCATGGATAACCGCGCTACATACAGAGACGTAGTCCCTTTGGTCGTGTCTGTTTTCACAACATCATCGTTGGTACCTGGCTTCGCTCCCAGATCCACAAACGGGATATTGCCATAAGACTCCACATTTGTTCCCCAGTCACTCTTTGTCACCTGATACATAGCCGCTCTTCTGGCGCAGGCCCGAAGCTTAGAGATTAACTTCGTGTTGCCGGCGATAAAGGACGGTTCACCGTCCAGGCCGCGCAGGAACTCATCCAGCATGTCCAGGAAGTACTGGAAGTTATCTGTGACAAGCTGGGAGGTGGAAAGATCAATAGCTGCATCACCCGTGTTGTATTCTGTGCTGCTCCCAGTCAGAGCTTTGTCAAGTCCATCGAAAGCGTTCGTATCCACGGCCTCGTCACCGTTGATAAATGTGTCGTTAAACAGCGCCTGCGCTGCCTTTATCTTCTGGGACTGCTGTAATTCAACCTCGGATACGATACCTCCCATATTGGCAATCACACGGTCGATCTGGTAGGCTCCACCAAATACCTTAATGTCTACCGAGTGGCGTTCCTTCGTCACCTCGCTGGGTGTGTACTCCGTGTTGATGGCACGGAACTGGGCCGTCGGCTGCGTCTTAAGTCTTGTGTAGCTGTAAGTCGGCGTGGCTCCGCCGCCTGTTGGGGAAACCGCATCGTCAAAAGTGATGTGATCCAGAATCCAGTTAGATTTCCGGAATTCGTCAATTACTCCCATCTGCAGGTCGTCCTGCACGTTCTTTCTTGCTTCTTCTAATGTTACTGGCATACATAGTCCTCCTTAATTAGTCTGCTGTGACAGCTGCGGCGCGATCCTTGCCTCGATGGCTGATTTCATGCTCACCTTGCCGTCGTCATTGTTTGGTTTCGGATCCTGCGGTCCTGCGCCTAATGGGCGGAATCCTGAAGGCTTCGAATTACTTTCCTTGAACAGGAATGGCTTTGACTCTTTAATCGTCTTCATCTGCTCTTCCAGCCCCGTGATCTTGCCGTCGTCAGACAGGAGCAGTTTTGATCTGTCAAACAGTCCGGCCACCAGATCTGCGTCCTGGGCGTTCTCTCCAACTGCAAGTTTGATAGCTGTTGAAAGCTTCAGATCCTTCATCTCAGCTTCATATTTCTCTTTGGCCGCCGTGTTCTCCACCTGGAGATCCGCAATCTGTTTCAGCAGCTCAGCATTATCTCCTGCGGTCTTTTTCAGCTCCTCCAGCTGCTTATCCCGATCCTTGATCTGGCTTTCTGAGGCCACCAGCTGTTTCTTCAGATCATCAAACTCGCCTTTCGCTTTCCCAATATCGGCGGAATTCTCGTCCAGAATCTTATCAATCGCCTCTTTTGCAAGCCCTAAATCCTCTAAAAATTTTCTCTGCATAATACTCATCCTTTCCTCTTCGCTTTTTCTCGTGGTCGCACCACCTGATTCCGTGATGTCAGCCCAGTTTCTCGTCGTATGGCAGGACATAATTCAATCTCTTAGCTTTTCCCGGTTATACTCTCGCCTCAGCTCCGGGTGCTGATCCAGATGCTTCCTGATCTGCTTCTGTAAGTCTCTTAGCTCTGCCTGGGCCTTACGAATATTGTCATCGTCACAAGCCCCGGCTACCTTCCGTTTTGCCTTCCGGATCCTCCGCTCAAGTGCCCTCTGCTTCTGCTCGGCCTCATAGGTCTTAAGCGCCTTATCCTTATTCGTAACTTTCGGAAGGATCGTGATGCCTGGAAAATAAGTTGCCAGTGTATGCCGACAGTTCGGGTGCAACAATCCGGCCTTCATAGCTGTAGACAGTAATGGTACGCCCAACGCTGCGGCCTCAGTAGCGGTCCCGGAGCTGAACACATCATCAACCAGCACCTTTCCCTGCCATGGTTCGCATTTCGGGCAGGTATTGGCGTGGGCTGAGACGAAAATGGTATGAATCCCCCATTCATCACGCTTCTTCCCCTCGGCTAAGAATGTCGCCCTCTGGGAGGCTGTCCGCAGCGCCATCTCTGCATAGCTGGCAATATTCACCCGGCGCCCGTTGCTGTACTCGATGCAGTCGATTCCGCCGTTCAGGAACTCCTTTGTCGCCATGTCAATCGCCTGATCTAAGGATTTCGCGCCGGCGGCCATAAACATCTCGGTTTTGTAGATCGTCTGCCTGTAGATATCGTCCATACGTCGCCAGATGACTCCCTCGACCTCCTTCATGTCCGTGTTGACTTGCTTCTTGAGATCATCGAGCTTCTGGTCATTATCCTTGCCAGTCAGCTCCTTTTCTTCTCCTGCAGGTTTAAACGCTTCCTCTGCATTCGCTGGTGCCGCTTCCCTATCGGTCGCTTTCTGGGGTTCCTGCACCTTCTGGGCCGTCTCCTGCAGAGCATCGATCTTCTTCTCGTTGACGTCGAAAAAGTCTTCTTCGGGCAACTCGCGTTTTTCCAGTCCCCGGTTGCTTATGTCCTTCGGGTACTGCATTCCACGCCGGGTAAAAAAGGATTTAACTTTGCGGAATAGCTTCTGCATCATACTCTCGGCCGTGTCAAAGTTCTCCTGCAAGGTCTTGTTGATAAGCTCTTCGATCTCCTTGCTGTGCTCCCCGACTATCTCCTTATTCTTTTTTCGGTATTTTGCGATGTTCCTGAGCTTCGCCTTCTGCCACATCTCCCACCTAAAGCCTTCCTCCTCTTCTTCCTTCTCGTGCCGCTTCAGGTTGCGCCGGAGGTTCCGGATCAGGTCGAGTTCTATCTCCTCCAGGACCGCCCGGAGATCATAGGCGTTACTCTTCTTCTGGCCCTTCTCCTGGCTCATTTAAGGCCCCCTCCATTCCGTCATAGCCCGCCACGCTGGGTTCCTCTTTCTCGGTAAGGCCCTGTTCTTCCTTGATCCGCTTAACCTCCTCCGCCTTATCCTCATCGGTCATGGTGTCGCCGTACAGCTCGTCTACAGCCTTTTCTGTACTCATGACGCCGTAGTTCTTTGCTTTGCCGACGGTCTCCACTGTGCTGTCAAAGTCCGGGGCGGCATACTCTCCAAACTTTACAGATGGCTCATACTTACCAACGGCCTGGCCTGTCATGTTGTCGTGAGTCATAAGGACAGCAGCCACCAGCTCCGGGATTACCTGGGTTAAAACATCTACGATTTTGTTCCGGGTGTGCAGCGTGATCTTCTCCTTCTCGCGCTGGGATTCCGCATTATCATTCTTTTTCAGATCAATCCCCAGTGTGGCCGGAGAGATAATTCCCTGGATCGCGAGATCAAGAAAGCCGCTATAACTATTCACATAAGCCTCATAGGATATTTGAGGCTGGGATATCTCAATCTTGTTCCCGACGTCCTCCTTCTTCATGGATCCTACAGCTATGTAGTCATTGTCGAAGTCGTTCGGATCGATCGTGTGTCCATCTTTAGGATCCCTGGGGATCATATCCTCCGGAATATACCGGTTGATCCTGCCTTTTCTGATTGCGTCCAACCACTGGCTGATTACCTCGTCCAGGGCGTCCAAATTGTCGCTCTTGGTGTCAAACAGTGCCTTGCCGCGTCCCTTCCAGCGATTTGATGAGAAGATGATGAGCGGCACGGCCATCATAAAATCTCCATCAAATCCCGTATCCTCATAGATCGCCGTTTCCTCCAGCGTGTCCAGCGGCACCTCTTTTCCCGCCTCGTCCAGCAGCCGGTATGTGACATATCCCTTGCCGTAAGTCTCTTCCAGGCGGTACTCCTTTTCGCCGTCTTTAAACGGTGTGTAAAATAGGATCTCCTGCAGGCGGCCACGGCGATAATGGAAGTCAACCACATCAGCCTCGTAAAACTCGATCACCGGGTACTGGCTAACCTCGTCCAGGCTGATCTTGAACGCTCCATCACCAGATGATAAAGCGCCGGCCACTGCCTCGCCCAGAACGTTGATGAAGTTATTCTCGTCCGCGATGAGCTCCCATCGCTCCTTGATCTGCTGGATCTCTCCCTCCTCACCGAAGCTAATCTCGTCCAGATCCTCGGTGACAATGTCCTTAAACCGATCCACCACAATGCTGACTATCCCGCTGTGGATTTTCCGTACTTTGCGGAATGGTACCGCAGCCCAGAACCTCGCCATATCGTAACCGAGATCTGTCGTCTTCTTGAAGAACTGCTCCAGCTCCGCCGGCTCGCCACGATACCAGATCTTGTTCTTGAGCACATTCTCCTGGAAGGAAAGCGGCTCCTGTATTACTATCTTTCGTTTCTTTGCAGGAATCAGCTTCAGGATCCCCGTAATCATGCTCTTAAACCAGCCCATCAGGCTTTCCTCCTTCCTATGCCGATCTTGACCTCATACGGCAGCCAGGCATATTGTACGCTGTTGACCATATGATCGTTCTTGTCCTCCGGCGTATTATCCTTGTCCTCCAGCCAGCTGTATACCTCCAGTTCACGAATATAATGCTTGCAGGTGTCCACGATGTAAAAGCACGGCTGAGATCCGGCATCAGCAAACCAGTTCAGCTGGTTGTTGATTCTGTCGATGATCTGCTCCTTTTTCCATGCATCGTTGAAATTGTAGATGCAGCCATTTAAGCGCTTGTACTTCAGGAACTCGGTTATCGTGGCCTGGTCGGCATTATCAATAAAGGTATCCCGTGCAAAGCCCCATTCCTGGCGGTTACGCTCCAGAAAATCCAGGAAGTTCCGGACCGTGTCCGTAGGGGCCAGCGGTATGCCCAGCTCCGCATTGTTATAGACCTTCTCGTCCAGAACGATGCAGGTTCCCTTGTTGGTGATTCCGATAAAGCTCATTGAGATAGTATCCGGTGACTTCTGAGAGTAGGCCGTATCCAGGCCAGCTGAGAAGTAGATAAACCATTCTGTCTGGTGCTTGTTATTGGGATCTTTGACATATGCCTTAGCTTGTTTACTGGTTACTACATGCTTTGATCTTTCAAAGTTGCTGAAGATCAGCCCCGTGGCCTTCCCTCGCAACCCCTGAATCTTATTCTTCCAGATCTTTGTGCCCTTCGGCGTGTTCGTCATGATCTGGTCCAGCTTTTCCTTTGACAGGCCCAGGTTATGGACAAAAGAAAAGAACCAATGCACCCAGCCGGGTTTCGGTTCCTCTCTCAATTCCTCTCTAATTTCCTGCGGAGTCTCTTCCTCCCATTCGGGCAGCGGCCGGGAGCAGTTGATATACTCCTTGTAGACGTCCAGCCCCGGATCATCGGGGTTAAGTGTCGCCATCATGTAATCACAACGCATGGACGCCTCGCGGATAAACTCGATATCTGCCGTGTTGATCTCATCGATGTACAGACAGCCGTACTGGCCGCCGAGGGCCTTCTGCCACTTTGTTTTGTCGCCATAGCCCATCACGTAAATAACCTTGTCCCCACTGGACGTGTGAAAGAGGATATGTGGGATCTTATCGTCTTTGGATCCGTTGCCGTTGTACTCGGTCAGGATCCCGAAGTCGTCTATGATTCCCAAGTCCTTGTTGATGATGTTCTTCTCGGCGGTTCCGGTGTCTTTGGCTGCGATGATATGCAGCTTCTTGGGGGACTCCGCAACCTTAAGCATGAACTTAAATAATCCGACCGTCGTCTTGCCGGCGTAGGTTGTCCCTTCCAAATACTCCACCGGTGCCTCACAACGCAGGAATGCTTTATACTTTTCTGACAGCAGCAGTCTCTCCACACTCACTATCCATCACCTCGCATCTGTCCGATCAGGTCGTCCAGCTTGCTCTTTTCAGTATCGAGGCCGCCGGAGAGATTGTTCTCCACCTTCGTGGTATAACCGTACTTGCTCATCCAGAGACCGGCCAGCTGCGATGGGATCATCTGCAGCTCAAACTTGCGGCGGGCGTCTGCCTCGCATTCCTCTCGTATGCGCGTGACGATGTCCCCATACCTCTTCTTACCTGCATAAGTATCATAGAATTTCGATCGGGCTATTCCCAGGTACACACAGAATCCCTCGATTGTATAAGTGATACTCCGTTTTAATTCCTTGCTGACAAACTCGCTGTTCTTGGAGCTAAATTCATGGGTCAGTACTTTCTGGTCATCACATACCTGCTTGTACTCTTCCCATAACCGTTCCATCTCCTCTGGAGACTTGATTTTTAATGGTCTTCCCATGAAATCACTTCCTTTCTATTTTGGGTAAAAGAAAAGCCCCCGCATCTCTGCAAGGACTCTTCAAAAAGGGGAAACATGAATTATGAAGGATAAATCAGCCACCGACCGGTAAAAGCCGGCAGCCGTCAATTGGGGGAGGAAATCCGTTTTTCAGATCTTCCAGTTTATACTATAACATTTTCAAAACGGAAAAACAGGAAAAAGCGGAAAAACTTTACGATGCTTTCATAAAATTTTCAAACTCCTTGCGTATACCATCAGGGGTTGCCTTTCTCCCTATCCTTTTCGCTACTTCCGACCATGTATTTTCCTCAAAGAATCTAAACCTTATTATCCGCTGCATTCGCTGCGGGATCGTGTTAAGCCAGGCTTCCACCTGCACCTTTATTTCTTCAGCCCTCGCCTTACGCTCCTCCAGAAGCCTCTCATACGCTGCCAGTGCCCCCGGCTCTCTTACGGCTGAATAGGTCATACCCTGAATCTTAAAACTCTGTGCGGCATAAGGGAAATCATGCATGGAACCTTTGACCGAATCCTGAATAATCGTCTTGCGCTGTTTTTTTACCCTCTGGATATCTGCCTCAGTCTCCTTAATCAGCTCACAAGCATCTATGTACTGCTCCAGAACTTCTTTGTCCATCTGCCTCACCTCCCCGCTGTCAATATCTCCTGTCTCACCCGATCCCACTCTTTAGCCCACCGCTCCGTATCTATTTCTGTGTTTCCCACTGCTTCGATTCTGTAACGGCCCCGCAACCTGGCTCCAGAATTCGCATAGGCCGATACTGTCGCGCAGGCAATACCTAGCAACGGCGCCGCTTCTACAGCCGTATAGTCGCCCATATATGTATCTCCATCGTATACAGCAAAAATCTTTTTACGCGCCATGGCTCCCTCCTTACAGATATTTCCGTCCAGTAGACTTGTCCCTGATCTGAATCCTGCTGATAACCTCTAAGTCAACCAAAGCCGCTATGCTTTTAACCGTTTTTATAAACCATGTAATACGCTCCGGGATCCGATCTGCTTCGTCGATTGCTTCCGATGCTGTCGGATCCGGATATCCTTCGCCGTTTTTTCTTCTCAATGTTTTATTCTCCCTTCGTTCAGTAATTATCAGTTTACTTGATTATCGCAAGTCCATGTGTTTGCTCATGAATTCCCCGTACATTTCACGCATGGTATTCCAATTTATACACCCCATATGTTTCACAACCCACAAACCGCCCCATAGCATGGCTGATTTAATCTCCACCGATTTCTCTTTTTGTTCATATAGCCAGTTTTCAAGACTGAAATATGCACTCATAGGTCTTTCCCCTGTTCCATACTGTTCAATTACTTGCTTAATCGCATCTTTTTCATAGGCATATACTTCTACCGTTCCATCTTTTTCTATCTTTTCTAACAGGGTTTTTAGTGTTGGAAGCACCTCCTGTTTTTCTAATCTGTCCATAGAATCCCCTTTCAAATTCAATTAAATGTTAATAATTAATGAGTTACGATATACGCTATTATACAAATTGTGATAAGTGGTATAAGTAAATAAATCACCTCAAAATCACCACTACAAGCGCATAAATCCGCATCATCCCTTTGTTCCATTATTGTCATTTCCCTTTCTCCCGGTACTCCGGGAAATATTAATCTGCCTGTCTATAACATGTGTATTCAATGGATTGCATAACACAGATACCTTTTCCACATTCTGGGCATTTTACATAATTACAAGAGGTATCATAGTTAGTAGCATTTTCTCCGTCGAATTTCTTTCCACACCAAGGGCACTCAATGTCATCTACACTAATAGTTTCATTCTTCATAGATTCTCCTCACACCAAGCAATTGCCTGTTCGAACAATGCCTCAAAATCAAAGTGGTCATCTTCCCAAATACAGTCTGATCCATCATTGGCTGCATTGTTCTTGTCAAAAAGCTGAAGTACAAACATTTCATCAACTGTATAAAAATCAAACTGGACATACTGCCTGAGTTTAACTATTCTATCTGTCATTTCCGACCTCTTTCTTTGTAAAATATTAATACTGTTGCTGAATCACTTCCATCTTTTCCGTATCTGACACGCCGTCTGCATCTACACATGGAAGTAAGTCATTGCCATTCCAGCAGAAAAAAATCCCGGTTATCGAAACGTCAACACTCTCCGGATAAAATCCGCGCAAGGTTTTAATCGTTGTCCTCTGAACCGTTTTAAAACAAACGTCAAACTCACGAACCTCGCCATCGTCCAGAACCAGCCTTGTTTTGTCTCCAATATTGATTGGAGTTCCATTTTTATCAAATAATCCTGTCTCCATATTCTTCTCACTTTCCTCCGGTTCTCCCGGAAATATTAATTTTCTGTAAATTCTATAAGTGCATCAAAAATATCTTTCGATAGTTCGTAGTGCCTGCAACGTTTCGATTCATCTTTAATAATCAGATCGCCGGTAATCCCAAACAATACCGAAACGTCGTTCCGCTCCTGCTCGTTGGTACAACTTCCGTTTTTATTCCACACACAATTCGCACACTGTTTCTTCAGCTGAATTTTTTTGGCGGTGTGACTTAGCTTGCCTAACATGCAATCGCAGCCCTCGTCAACTGTACTTGACGGTATATACCGGCTGCGTCCGGTACAGTAATCCACTTCATCGTATCCATCACGGTATGTATATGTCCGGGTTTTCCCGCAGTATGGACATAATTTTGTAAGCGTCTTTCGCTGTGGTCTGGTGCTGTACATATCTTTATCCTCCTTAATCTACCTCCACGATCTCGTGGCAGGCCGGACACTCAATCTGCTGTTCATACTCATTCATGCCAGTCTGAACAGTTTTCAGATCATCTTCCTTGAACTCCAGCAACGCCCCGCATGTCTCGCATAATATCCGGCGCTTCTGGCCGTATCTAATCACTTTCACCATTGTTTATCCTTTCATACTTTAGTGCTATACTTCATTCATTTCTGACAAGATACTCTGATTTTTCTCTATCAATCTTACGGCTTTATGCTCGCCACTAATTGCATTTCGGATCCTTGCCTTACAGCTGGTAATTGCTTTTTTCAAACGGTCTATATCTTCCTTCGTTCCCTCATACTTCAGACACAGAAGGGTTCCCTGCATTGCCGGCAGTTCTCCCTGTGCATTCCTTCGTTTTGTATCATATTCTTTCTGCCGCTGCGTCTCTTTTGTTATCCGGTCTTCCAGCCAGGCTTTGATCTCCTCCGGCTCAGTATTGCGGGATTCTGACCGCTGATACAGGGCAAGCATTTTCCTGATCTGCCTGATACCCGCGTTTTCAAAAAACTCCTCCGCACATATCCTCATGCTCCCATTCGGGATACTAAATTCAATTGTCAATTCCGGTACCTCCTTATCCTTGCTTTCAGACTCTCCATTACCCAGCTCTGCACGTCGTCCTTTCGTTTCAGCGCTTCCATGACGTCCTCATCGCGTGTTCCGCTGCAGATCAGGTGGTGAATGATTACCTTTTCCTCCTGGCCTTGACGGTGGAGGCGCTTATTCGCCTGGGTATATAACTCATAGTTCCATGTCAGGCCGAACCATATGACGTGGTTGCCTCCCTGCTGGAGATTAAGACCGTAGGCACTGCTGGCTGGATGGGTAAGCAGGATATCAATCTTTCTGGCATTCCAGTCGTCCTCGTCCTGTGTTGTCTTAAGCTCCCTCACCCGGAGTCCGGTCTTTTCCAGGGCCTTCAGGATCCGCGTCCGGTCATGCTGAAAGTTGTAGAAGACCAGGGCCGGTTTCCCCTGCAGGGATTCGATCAGCTCCATGAAGGCCTCAACCTTGCAGCCGTGAACCTCATGGACGCTGTGGTCCTCGTCGTACACGGCGCCATTTGCCAGCTGCAGAAGCTTATTGCTCAGTGCTGCCGCGCTGGTCACGCTAATCTCCTCCTCGTCCTCCGGCAGGGCCAGAACCATCTCACGCTCCATCTCGTAATAGGCCTTACTGGCCTTACTGTCCAACTCCACTGGGATCTCGTGATACGTGATATCCGGCAGTTGCAGATAATCCTCTGCCTTCATGCTGATGCAGATATCGGAGATTCGTTCCAGGATACTACCCTCACTCCCAGGTTTCACTTCGTAGCTGTAGATCATGCCGTCGGCCCCGCGCTTGTCCGGCTGAAAATACCGTTCACGGAACTGGGTGTACCGTTTCCCGAGACGTTCCCCGCCGTCCAGTAAAAATACCTGGGCCCACAGATCATCAAGTCCGTTAGGGGAAGGCGTTCCGGTCAACTCCACCAGACGGTCTACGTATCCGCCCACGCTTGCCAGCGCCTTGAACCGCTTTGCACTGTGGCTCTTAAAGCTGCTGGACTCATCAACCACCACCATGTCAAACGGCCAGGAATTCCGGTAATAATCCACCAGCCATACCACGTTCTCTCGGTTAATGATATAAAGATCAGCCGGCGTGTTAAGTGCCCGGATCCGCTTCGTTTGGCTTCCCAGTACCGGAGATACCCGAAGCATTTTCGTATGGTCCCACTTCGCGGCCTCCTTCGTCCAGGTCCCCTCTGCCACTTTCTTCGGGGCGATGATTAAAACCCGGCGGACCTGAAAACGGTTGTACTTAAGTTCCTTGACGGCCGTCAGCGTGGTGACTGTTTTGCCTAATCCCATATCTAAAAATAAGCCCAGCTTTTTTGTTTTCAGAATCTGTTCGATGCAGTGCTGCTGATAAGCGTGTGGTTTAAATATCATGCGGCATCACCTCCCGATAAATAATCTTAATCGTCATCATTTTCACACAACTGACTCCATTCCCAGTACGCCTGTAGTGATAACCGGTGCTCACAATCTTCCAGAAAATCTTTTACCTCTTTCAGCCCTTTCAGAACTCTGACATCCTGTTTTAGATCCTGTAGGCGATTAATCTGCACCTTCTGCAACGCTGAAAGCTGTCCTTTCTCCGTTTTCAGTTCCACGAATACCGGGCGCATACCCGGCAGGATTACAATCCGGTCAGGCACCCCGTCGTTGCCGGGGCTCACCCACTTATAGGCTCTGCCGCCCAGCTTCTTAACTTCATTCACCAGTATCTTCTCAATGTCTTTTTCCAACAACACAACTTTCCTCCTCACGCGTGTATGTGATACCTGATATAGGCGCCACAGGCAGTACACGTATCTACCTAATTTACCTATTTTTACTACTCTATATATAATTGGTAGTCATAGTAGTCATTAATAAGAATAGCTAGTGTTTATGCGGGTTTTCGTGACTACTTTGTATGACAACTTTAGTGACTACTGACTACTTTGTATGACTACCTTGTAAGTTGTCGTGACTACCTTTATTTTTCCTAGTTAGTAGTCACCCGTTCAAAACCTTTTTGCTGCCCGTATGGTCCATATCTCCGTGTAGTTTTATTACGCTTCCAACCTCTCATATTCTGTAACACATTATTGATCTCCGTACTGTCCATTCGTTTTAGATACCGGGGATCCCCATTAAAGCACTCCACCCAGATCTCTACTGCACACACTTTTTCACGCGGAACCAGTAACGCTCCCTCTGGCAGCTGAAGTGTCCCCTGCCAGTACATTTTCCTCTTTAAAGGATCCATCTGGTCCCAGTTAGAAGGGATCAGCTTCTCCAGAAAATCCAGGATCATTCCCTCTTTTCCAGATGCTTCCCGGTGGCTCTCCTGCTGTTCGATCGCCAGGGCTTCGATATCTTTTGACAGGTACAGTGCTTCTCCCAGGACCCAGTACATATAGGCTTCCGCCCATATCTGGTCCACCTCCTCCGGCAGTTCCTGCCAGACTGATCGTTTTGCCGGATGAACTCCAACGTCAACGGGCCAGAACCGGCGGTTTCCGGTGTTGTCTTTCAGAAACTCGCTGTCATTGGACGTACCGAAGAAAACGCACCGTCTCGGGTACCGTTCCGTCCTGCGGCCGTATGCAGCCCTGTAGATATCTTCCCGCTTGCTTAAAAACTGCTTAACGGCTGAGGTCTCCTGCCTCGTCATGGCTGTCAGCTCCCCGACCTCATTGATCCATGTACCCTGTATCAGCTCTGCGGCCTCCTTGCCCTCAAATGACGTCAGGCTGTCGGAGAACCACGCTTTTCCCAGTATGTTGAGAAACGTACTCTTTCCGATTCCCTGCGGCCCTGTAAAGATCGGCATATAATCATACTTCACGCCGCCCTCGATGGCTCTCGCCACAGCCGCGCACAGGGATTTCCGCATCACGGCCCTGGTATAAGCAGTATCCTCCGCCCCCAGGTACACCGACAGCAGGGTATCCACCCGTTTCACGCCGTCCCATTTGAGGCTCTTTAAGTAATCCCTGACCTCGTTGATCTTGTTCTGTTCGCCTACGATCGTAAGGGCCCGGTCCAGCTTGTCCTGCTGGGCGATGTGGTAGAAATTTTCCATATACCAGAAGAACCCCGCATCATCCGGATCGCTCCACTGGCGCCTCCCTGTCTCCTTGCTCCACGGCAGTTCGCCCAGGATCAGTCCCCTGTTGGCAAACTCATCCGTCACAATTTTCCCTTTCAGCAGAGGGTCATTCTGCAACACGATAATCACATTATTTACGGTCTTTTTATAGTTCCCGTTGCCATCTACCTCCAGACTGCTGAGCCAAGTGTAATCTGCCTGTCCAACTCCCTCTGTAGGCTCCGCAAAGGCCGCTACAGCTGCCTCATGCTTCTCTTTGGCTATCAGATCAGCTACAGCCTTATCGTCCATTGCAAGCCTGCTCATGGCTACGAAAGACGGCAGCTTGTTGACTGGTGTCCCCTCCTTCGCCTCGTTGTCTCGGTCCCCGTACATGTGGAGCCGGACCAGGTCGAAAGCGTTGACTAACTGATTGCAGCATGGATCATGGGAGTGGTGAGAGTACAGGAACAGATCGCCGTCATAGATAATCGCCCCGCCCGTTGTCTCTCCTCCGGTATAGGTATACCGGCCAGACGAGGCCGTCTCCTCATACATTCCCGGGATAAACTGATCCATGGCCTGTGTGATGCTGTACGTCCGGCAAAATGCGCCGATCACGCCCCGTTTGGTCGTGGGATCCTCCTGTCTCGCCAGCCGGCGGCGCTCCACCGCCTCTGTTCCCGGCACCTGCGGCCACTGGCTGATATCTCTCCAGTCACCATACATGCCCAGCAGACCGTCCACGCTGCAGAAGAGATTATCGTACACCTCACACATATACTGGCTGTCAATGCAGCACGATGGCCAGTACATCAGCCTGTTGACTTCGAAGGTTGTCGGGTCACAGAACTCAATACCGATCAGTGACGCCAGTTTCCGCACCGCAGGCTCATATTCGTCTGCCGTGGTTGTCCGGTCGGTCGGAACGATCACCCGAAGCCTGGGAGCATATCCGGCATGTTTCCGGGTGCTGTAAACAGCAGCAGCACACCCGAGACCGCTCACGCGCCGCAGGACATCGTCCGCCTGCCCCGCAGGGATATTATCCAGATCCAGTGTTAAAAGATCCCGGCCTTCCGCACATTCCGGTTTCCGGCGGTCTCCTGTAAATGTTCCACCCACAAAACCGCCCACGTCTTTCAGTTCGTCCTGTCTGGCCTTCGGTAATGCAAGATACTGTTCCAGAGTCTCTGTCCCCCGGATGGGAGTTTTCAATTTTTCGGTAAATTCGGACCACATGATCTCACACCGTGGCCAGTATGTTGACTTCCGGCTCCCCGCCGTGCTGATCTGCAGCTTCCTGTTATTCTGCAAGTTCTCCCCTCCTAGTCCTTCATATAATACATGCTTTCAAATCCTGCGCCTTTCAGCACCAGCCCCGGCGCCCAGAGGATCGGCTCCGCCATCAGACCGCAGATCTCTTCCACCGTCGTCTCCATCGGCGCGTCGATGATCACCTCGTCATGCACATGGAAAACCACCTGCAGCCCCTTAGCAGCGATCCTTTCTAAAGTTACCGCCAGGCAGTCCCTGGCGATGGCCTGGACGATATTTTCGACCATTTTTCCGCCGTAGGTACTGGTGACTTCCCACTTTCGTGTCTGCTGACCTACCGTATAGTAGTGGACAGCCATCTTCTCGAAGCGGTTTTCTTTTAAAAATGGTTTTGGGTAAAAGAGTTTCCGGCCGCTCGGCAGCCGCACGGTAAGAAAAGACTGTCCATAGACCAGATCCCCCTCCAGCGCAAAGATCAGCCCGTTGATCCCCTGCGGCTGTGCTGTCTCCATGACGGCAAGGGCCGCGTTTTCTATTGCATACCATAAGCCCTTAATCCGGGGATTCGCCTGTCGCCACCGCTGTACGATATCCGGCAGTTCCTCCTCTGTCAGGCCCATCTGCAGGGCGCCCATGGCGATCAGCGCCGAAGTACCACCCTGATATCCCAGAGCCAGTGTTGCTACCTTCCCCTTCTGTCTTAGGCTGTACTCCGGGTTTCCCTTTGCGATCCGCTCCACCGGCACGCCGAACATCTGGGACGCCGTCGCTTCGTAGATCTTCCCGTGGGTAGCGAATACCTCATTCACCCACTGCTCTCCAGCCAGCCAGGCAATGACACGAGCCTCGATGGCTGAGAAATCGGCCACCACAAACTTATGGCCGGCAGATGGGATGAACGCTGTCCGGATCAGCTGGGAAAGCGTATCCGGTACATTGCCATAAAGGATCCTCACGCCGTCATAGTTTTTAGCCTTAACAAGGTTACGGGCATAGTCCAGGGTCTTGAGATAATTCCTCGGCAGGTTCTGCATCTGCACCAGACGGCCGGCCCACCTTCCCGTCCGGTTCGCTCCGTAGTACTGCGTTAATCCTCGTACTCGGTCACCCTCCCCACGGGCTGTATCCATTGCTACGTATTTTTTGATTGACGTTTTCCCTAACTGCTGACGGATCTCTAACATACGCCGCACCTTGTTTGGGTTGATTCCGCCCAGGAGCTCCGCGACAGTAGCCTTCTGCAGGTTATCCGCTTCTGTACCGTTATCCCGCAGCCACTGAAGCAGCTGAGCCGCGCTGTTTGGATTCTGCAAGCCAGTCAGGCTTATTGCCTCGTCAGTCAGGCGCTGCGTGCTGATCTGGTCGATGTATAAAGCTCCCTCGATCAGATCTGTATCCACCCTGACGCCATAAGCATTCATTAATACGTCCATCTGCCAGAGTCTTTCCTCTTCTTCCGGCATCGGGAACAAGTCCAACCGCTTTAAGATTTCCCTCTCTGTCACGACATCTTGTTTGCAGTACTCCTTAAACAGATCCCACTTGTCCTTATCGTGCCATGGCTGGTTCCATGTCCGTCCGCCATTCGTTCTGGTAGGCTTACACGGTACGCAGAAGTACCGGATCAGTGCCTTGCCTGTTGTCAGCTTCTGTTTATCCTGCGGGAGGCCGATTGCCTTACCAGTCGCGTCCAGTCCGGCAGTATAGCCACAGTACAGGCCGTGAGCCATCGTACAGCGCCACTGATCGATCGGGGTCTCATAACCCGCCTGGTTAAGGCAGTACCACTCAAAAGCAGCGTTGTAGGCGTGCTTGATAACATTGGGATCTGCCAGGGCCTGCATTAACCAGCAAGGGAGCTCTTCCCCGTTTTTGAGATCTATAACCTTAACGGGATCGTTATTCCACTGGTACGCAAACAGGAGGATTTCAAAATCTGGAGACTGTGCGTATTTATAGGCGCCAGCCTTCCCGATGTCCACACTGCTCCTCGTCTCGATATCAATTGATAGATGATGCATACACGTTCCTCCCTGTCAGATCGAGGGGCATTCCGGCCCCCCTTAAAGTTAATATGGCTGCCCGGTAATCGGGTGTAATCTTGGCGCTGTGGCTTGTGCTGCTGGCTGTCCGGCTCCGTTCCACGGTGCTGTGGTCTGCGGAGCATAACCAGCAGCACCCGGAGTCGCTGGCATAGCTGCCCCGTACTGAGGCGCTGCATATCCGGCAGTTGCCTGTCCCTGCTGGATATTAAATGCCTGTGCCGCACTGGGTGCACTGCCTCCCAGCGCTTCCCCGTCTCTCGTCTTCATAACCGGGCCCAGACCGCAGCCGATCCCTTTCTTCCCGCCGAAAGAGTACGGGTAGAAGGATACGTTCACACGGCCATACATACCGCTGTATACCTCAGACTGGTTAATGATTGGGTTTCCCATCTTATCCACGACTTCCGGCCGGTAATCCACCTTGGCACTGGCCGTAAATACCCAGTGGCCCTTACACTCCGGACCGAAGGCCATGCCATCAGACGGCCGCACTCCGTCGCCGTCATAGACGGGCACGGGGACGATCGGCGGACACTGACCGTTCCATTTCTCGCTGATCCCCTTCTGCTTTGCGGCATCGAGAGCCGTGTTAATACGTCCCATGGTGTCTACGTCCGTCTTTGGCACCAGAACTGTTACACTGTATTTTTCTTCCTGTCCTGCCATCGCTGCATAAGGCTTAAACAGGTGCACATAAGATAATCTCACTTCTCCGGTTGTTACGTTGGTTAAATCATTCATAGCTAAATTCCTTTCTTTTTTTTAAGATTGTCCTCCCGGCTCTTCTGCTTTATAATTTAGAAGAAAGGAGGTGTTACTGATGAAACAGCTTGATAAACTTTTACAAAGCCTTGGCGAACCCTATGATATTCAGGATTTTGATGGCGAGGACTGCATACACAGGAAATTTGGTAATTACGAATTTGAGGTTTCCGACACAAGTCGCAAATTCTGTATCCTGTATGTGTGGACAGTCACACCAAAGGAAGTGGTTGCGATATATAAAAATATTCCAACTGAAAATCTTAAGGATGTTCTGGGCTATTATGCTTCCAGATACCAAAACATTCCGGACCAAATCCAGGTCGAACGCCAAGATATAGAAGTATGACCCCTAGATCCCTTCTGGTAAGATGCTTTTCTTCGATGACCCGGTCCAGTTCTTCAATCTCTTCCGGGTCATCTGTTTTCAACTCGAATCTGCGGAGTTCGCCTAAAGTCCGACTTTTCGGTAACTCAGTACTTTTCTCATTCATTTACTTTTTCCTCCTTGAACGCCTCTGCGGCGGTTAATTTATTTGTAATTGCCGGTCTCTTATCCGATGCTTCTACTAGGGCCGGCTTCCCTGGTTTCCACACAACATACTCGCCTACAGCGTCGGCAAAATCCTTCTTCCCGACCACTTTTTCTACTTGTGCAAGGGTCAGGGGTTTTCTTTCCCACAAAACCGCATCTTCGGCGATTCCGCCCTTTGTCAGGGTATCAAACGCTTTGTCCATGTCTGTCCAGTCACGGGATCCGCGGCCTTCCACAGCTTTCCAGCCAGGGACCTCTTTTCCGGCCAGGCACTCCTTTAGGGCACACGCCTGCAGGTCGCTGAGCCATTTCGCAACGTCGGCACCAATCCTTAAGTACTCTCCCATCTGCTCATTAGAGATCAAAGGCGGGAGCTTCCCTAAATCCGGCGAGGAAGCAAGCTGTTTGTCGTGGCTTGCTCTCGCCTGGCACCTTTCTTTTGCCCGGCAGTACTTACATGTTTCCGGACTCGGATAGAAATCGCCCTCTCCTTTAATTGCAAGTTCCGCACGGCCTTTCACGTACCGTCCCCATGGAAGCAGTTCCTCCAGTGGGCATTCCCACTCGGAAATACCGTCTGTGAGCCGTGGCTGCACGATGGACATCCGGATCACTTCAATTGGATACAGGATCTTGTACATCTCGTAAGCTCCCAGTGCGTATAATGCAAGCTGCGGATTCCCCTCTGCCTCCACGCGACCATTGGGACTTTTCCCGTATTTAAAGTCAATGACATGCAGCACGTTGCCGCAGATCAGGATACAGTCCGCAGTCCCAAACCCATCGGGGACATAGGCAGAGAAGTCAACCCTCTTCTCTATTGCCACATAGGGCTGGCTCTTCATTGCCAGCGCAACACCTTTTATGTAATCAAGGTATTCGTCTGTGTAACCCATCATCTCATCCTGCCACGACGCGTCCTTCTTAAGCTTATTAATGGCCGGTGTCAGTTTGCGTTTTCCAAACTCTACGCTGTAAAAATAGTTCCGTACTTTCAGCTCCGCCAGTTCATGAGCCAGCGTGCCCTCAGCAGCCGCATCTGACGTTGTATCCGGAAATGGCTCCTCCAACCGGGCGCTCGGTGTACAATACAGCCACCGGTGCGCCCCGGATGCACTTAATAATGCATGATCTCTCTCAGCATGTCCCATCAGATCGGAGCCCCCAATCCTCTAAGGGCTGTAGCAAATGCCCCATACTGTTCCTGCGGCAGCTGTGTTAATGCCTCCGTGCCGAACTGCGCCAGAAGGTTAATCAGATCGCCCTGCCTGCCGGAGTCCATAAGAGTCATGGCCGCCCTTGCCAGATCGTCAGCCGTATAGGAGGGAGCCGCCGTCTGTACCGGTGCCTGCTGTACTGGAGGCGGCGTTACCGGGGCCATCTGCTGTGTTTGTACGGGCTGAGGTGTTACCGGGGCCATCTGCTGTGTTTGTACGGGCTGAGGTGTTGCCGGAGCTACCTGCTGTACCGGTTGTGTCATTGCTGGAGCAGCCTGCTGTACTGGCGGCTTGTCCTTAGTTTCGACCGTCAAAACTAAATTCCTTGCAAACCCCATCATGTCCTCAAAATCTTTAAATTCAACTGTAATCATAGATTAAATCCTCCTAATTCATTTTTTAATATGATCAGCTCGTCCTTTGTGAGCGTGATTCCTTTTGACATCTGTGACCGATCCTCGTTCCAGCCACGGAGATCGTATTTCGGTTCATGATCTCCCCATTTCACCAGATTTAGTTCCTTGTGATACTTTCCATCTCCCGGAAACTCGATCAGGGTTTCCAGAATCTCGCATTTCAGTTCTTTTGCCATCTTGCACTCCGTTTCTCCCTCTGTTATAATGAGGGTGTAAAATTGTTAGTAGTTACTTTGATTCCCGGACGGCTCCACCCGTCTGGGTTTCTTTTTTTACAACACACATGCCCGTAATAGTAGATATCCTATGTAAGCACAGGCTCCAGCTCCGGCCAGATCAAAGATCCCAACCAGTAGCCATTCCACCCAGTCTACAATAGGCGGCCGGCTGTCGTCCTCGAAGTCGTCGAGGTTGTCAATGTACTTCTGCATTCTGTATCACCCCCTTAACTCCACTATCCCCTCTTCCGAAGGTAAAATAGATTGTCCGTCGTAGACATAGACCGTTAAGCCCATGCCCCAAAGTTCTTTCAGGGTAAAATCCTCCGGTTTCTTCATTCGTCGGTCCAGTGTAGGGGCGGATATTCTGGCTTTATTAGCCATCTGGGTATCGTCCCAACCATTCAGGACTTTTTTACTGGCAATACAGGCTAGAACGGTACGCCGTCGCTTTTCCAGATCTGATAATCCTACTTTTGGCAATCGCCTCACTCCTCTCTTTATAATCCTTGCACGGATACCGCCGGCTCTGCTCTATGCAGCGGTTATGGTATCGGCAGGTATAGCATGTCGTTTTAATGCGGATCACTCTCCTTATGATTGATTTTCCGAATTCTACCAACTATAATGTACTTACAGGCCATGCCGGGCCGAGTACTTAAGAAAGGAGAAATCGAATGCTTGTCCTTTTGCTTTTGCTGTGGTTAGCTATTTATATTTGTTCAATCTTCACAGCCGTAATAAAGTTGAGAGAAATTAATGGAGCCTTACAAGTTCTAAGCGAATACATCGACTCTGCTGATATAAAAGGTTCTGGCTATATCGTTAGTGGTCCTGGACTGCTCAAAAAAGACAATTACGAAAAATGTCTTTCTAATGCTCTGACTAAATTCCCAATAATTTACAAACATTCCGGTTACTATACTGGGGCCTTGGAATATGGAGCCAGCGATATGCAAAACTACTTAACTGCTATAAAGCTATACAATGAATTAGCCATGAATAGCAACTATGCTATGGAAGAACTGAAATCAGCGTTTAATCCCATTCAGTCTCTCAAAACACTTATCTCCTTACCAGGAACAGTTTTGTCATGGGTTGGTATATCACACAAAAATTCGTCTTCAACTGTTCTGAATATCTTATGCTGGATTGCAGTTTATCTTTTAGGTTTATATAGCGATGAAATTAAAGAACTTATCAATTTAGTCCTTAAAAATCTGATTAATGCATAACCATATAAGCATAAATAAACAACTCTTTTCATATTTAGATAGCACTCCACCCACTACCTCTTGTGATCCGAATAGGCATATTAGCGTAATTAATGAAATTAATATGTTTATTCGGATTTTTTTTCTTTCCAACTTGTATACCCTCCTTCCATATTTTTCGGTTTTCTTCCCACCTCACCCCTGTTGACATATCGCCCTAGAAGCGGTACAATCGAGGTGTCAATCGAACGTATTTTCGATTATTTTTCAAGAAAATATGTGATTGGGACATGAAAGTAATCTGCCAAAAGCTGAAGTTTGTCCGTTTTTGGGTTACTCCTTCCGTCTCGCCAGTCATATAGCGTCGCAGTAGATATTCCAGTATCTTTAGCTACCCTATAAATTGTTTTGTTGCATTTTACTAGCAAATCGGCAAATTTTTTGTACATTTTTTCACCGCCTTTCCGATATAAATTATTGAAATTATATCGGAAATATGATATAGTCAAGTTACCAGCAAAACTAATCATATTTCCGAGGTACGAATTCCGTTTATATCACGGTTTTCTTTCGTATCTCTACTTTATCACGGTTTTCTTTTATAGTCAATACCTTTTATGAAATTTTTCCGTGATACCGGAGGTAATTTATGTACAGCAAGTTTGAAAAGTTATTAGAAGTAAAAGGAGTGACCCCATATCGGGTGCACAAAGAAACTGGCATTTCTACGGCAACACTTTCTGATTGGAAGAATGGAAAGAGCCAGCCTAAGAAGGATAAAATCGAAAAGCTTTGTGAGTATTTTGAAGTGCCACTATCTTACTTTTATAGTGACGAAACAACTACTCAGGATTTGCCAACTCTTAATACGCGTGATGAAAGAGATATTAGCCGTCGTCTTGAAAAAACTCTTGCAGACTTAGAACAGCAGCAGAGCGCTCTTATGTTTGACGGTGCACCGCTAGATGAAGAAACCAAGGAGCTTTTGAAAGCGAGTTTAGAACACAGTATACGGGTAGCAAAAATTAACGCCAAGAAATTTACAAATAAACGCTATCTCACTGACAAACAAGGGGAGTGATTTTATTGGATATAAGAAGGGAAGTTGCTTATCTGAAACGTTACTACAAGACTAACGACCCTTTTGAAATAATTAGAGCAAAAAATATCCTTTTATTGTATGAAGAGCTTGGAGGTATTAGGGGGTATTACAATCTAATTTTACGCCAAAAGCAGATACATATTAATTGCAACTTAGAGGGTATACAAAAAACCTATACAGCAACACATGAACTGGGGCATGCCCTTATGCATCCAAAATCTAGTACGCCATTTTTATTGGCAAATACTTATCAGTCGGTAGATCGATTAGAAATAGAGGCAAACAAATTTGCCGTAGAATTTTTAATATCAGATGATGACGTGCGGGAATACGCCATGGAACAGCAATATAGTATTGATATGTTATCAAGACTTTGGGGATATGAAAAAGAACTTATTGAATTAAGACTTAAGTAGAAAGGGGCAGTATTATGAAAAAAGCAAGATTATTTTTAGCAACACTATCAATGTCAGCAATAATGTGTATAACAGCTATGGCAGGAGAATGGAAGCAAGATCAGACGGGATGGTGGTATCAAAATGATGATGGAAGCTACCAGACTAATCAATGGTTTCAGGATTTTGATGGAACATGGTACTATCTTAATGAATCCGGTTACATGCTTACGAACGGAACCGCTCCAGATGGGCGCCAGATCGGAGCAGACGGTAAATGGATTGAACCCATAACGGGCGAATTTAAGGCTGTTTTAAAAGAAGTAAATAACTGGATTATAGGAGACGTGTGGAATCATGGATATTGTGATTTTACCAGTTACGAGTATGATGGAAAGGATAGTACTGGTTCGACTATAGATATTGAATATGCATATCAAATTTTTGTAGAAAAATATAAAAAGAAAGCAGGATACAATGCCTTTATCAACTCATTGTCAGACGATTATTCATCACTAAAGACAGCATGGAATAAATTGAGTTCTGAGTCTGATAAGTTATATCAGTACTATGAAAAAAATGGCATTAAAATTACTGGTAATCCTCAAGATACCGCTCTATTTGTGCAATACAGAGAAGTATTCACCGATTATGCGAGAGAAGCATGGAAAAAGTAAATAATAGCATGTAAAAAGCCCCAGGAGCTGCGAACTCCTAGAGCCTTTACATAGATTTCTCTTGCCAGATCACTCCAGTAGATATAATCATATTGACACCTGGATTATATCATTTCTGGAGCGTCCTGGCAAGGGGCGTATTTTTTATACCCAAAAAAGTTGTGATATCACAACTACATTGCGAAAGGAATGATATTATGGCAAAAGCAAAAAAATTACCTTCCGGGTCCTGGAGGTGCCTGGCCTACAGCCACACCGAGCGGATCCTGGACGAGAAAACAGGGAAATGGAAAGATAAGAGGATCTATGAATCATTCACGAGTGACGATCCCAGCCTTCGCGGGAAGAAAGAGGCAGAGTACGCCGCCGCGGACTTCCAACTCAACAAAAAAGCAGCTACAGCGAAAAAACAGCATGCAAACAGAAATAAGAAGCTGACCGAGGCAATAGACGATTATATAGAATCAAGGGTGCCTCTAAAACGATCTCCTACAACGATACAGGATTACCGCTGTATCCAGCGTAACGGCTTCCAGGACCTCATGCAGACACCCCTGAAGGATATTGACGAGATTATCATGCAGGAGGCTATCAACGTCGAGGCACGACGTAAGTCCAATAAGCGGAGCAAGACTCCTCAACCGATCTCTGCAAAACGTTTGAAAAATGAATGGATCCTGATAAGTGCAGTCCTCCATAAGTATTGTAAGGATTTTGATTTCAGTGAGATCGAGCTCCCGCAGGTTACACCGCGCGTCGTAGAGCTGCCGCCGGCGCAAAAAGTTCTGGACATTATACGTGGCACAGATATAGAGCTTCCGGTTCTCCTGGCTGCCTGGCTGTCCTTCTCCATGTCGGAAGTGCGGGGGCTCACAAAATCAAAATCTATCCGAGGTAACTGTATCATGATCCGAGAAGTAATCGTTGACGTGGACGGGGAACCCCTCCGAAAGGATATAGGCAAAAACCCTACGCGTAATCGACGTCACCGGATCCCGCCATACATCATGTCACTGATTGACCAGGTGGAAGGTGATGCCCTTGTGCCGATCAGCGGCAGAGCACTGTATCACCGCTGGATTAAGCTGCAGGACGACAACGGCATGGATCATATTACCTTTCATGATCTCCGGCACCTCAACGCCTCGATTATGGCCCTCCTGCGCGTACCAGATAAGTATGCAGAGGAGCGAGGTGGATGGGATAATGACAAAGTCATGAAAAAAGTATACATGCAGACATTTTCTGAAGAACGGGAACGTTTTGATAATCTCATAGACGGGTATTTTGACGATCTTTTAGGAGGTGGCACAGATGCTATGCAACATGAAATACAACACAAAGAAAAAAGAGCCTTGTAATTACAAGACTCTTTACGAGCGCGAGACGGGGATCGAACCCGCGACCCCAACCTTGGCAAGGTTGTACTCCACCACTGAGCCACTCGCGCTTATTCTATAAAAACGAAGCGATTCTCATCTCTCCGTTTTCTCTTAGGGCATATACCCTCAAAACCACACATTGTACATATCTTTCATCCGTTCTTACTTCCTCTGCCATTTCTGACAACCTAAACCAACTTGGTTAAGCCCTCGACCTATTA